CAAACGCTTCTGGTAACTGAGTAAATGCATCTACGTTTACCTCCATTGCTGCGGTTATATCCGCAACCTTGAAGCCTCTCCCTTTTAAAACTTGTTTAATAGATGCGTCTGAGAATCCTTTATCTCTAGACATATTAATTATATCAGTCATTGAAGAATTAGATGTAGTCATTAACTGAAGTGAGTCTGAGAGCACAGCTGTCTCCGCATTTTCAAACGCCTTGTTTTCTGACAACAAGTCTACTACTACAGCATCAGTAAACTCATCAAGAGATAAGTCTTGTATCTGTTCTGGTGTAAGCTTAGATATACCTGTTAATTTTTTAATAAAATCAAACAACTCATTTAACCAAGCCCTAAAGTTTTTCGTTTGCGCTGCACTAGCGAATGAATCTCCCTTGTTTCCTATTGCTGTAGCAAGGGCTTCTTCAAGAATGTATTCGTTAATTTCAGTTTCAGTTGCTCCATCTGCAATCATCTGCTTAATAACTTTCTTGTAAGCCTTACTGTTTCTTACGTCAGACTCATACTCTGTCCCTTCAACTAGAGATAGACCTTTTTTATATGTATCAGGAGCTAACTCTTTAGCAGTGTTTAACCACAAGTGACCGAATTCATGAACAGGCGTGTCGTAATTTTCAAGAGCAGGGTTTAGGTATAGCTTGCCATTGTAAACTGCACCATAAACTTTTTGATTCTTAGTCATTAACTTTTTAGCACTTAGGTCAGAGACTAAATTGTCAAATTCTTGTTGGTCTGTTACAACCTCTGTGTTAGGAAACGACTTCGTTAATTTTGAAATAAACTTTTCGTAATTAGTTTTAGATGATGGCTGTACAACAAAAGAACTTCCTGCCGTCATAGAAGCTTTTCGCATAGCAGCACCTCTTGCTTGTTTAGCTGTAGTGGGTTTTGTATCTGCTGCTCCTTTACTTCTTTCTGCTTCAGTTGTTTTAGTTTCAATTAGTCCATCTATCTTAGCGTCTATAGTGCTAAGAATATTCTTGTTAACCGCCCAGAAAGGAACAGTATCTGATAGCATAGCTACCACCTCACCTCTTATATATATAGGATAGTTTCTGTGCTCCTTAATATCCTCAGCTCTCTGCTGTTCAGGCATAACAATTGCATCGTCAATATTGTTTTTAGTTATTGGATTACCGTTGCTGTCTGTGATTTTTAAAACCATAGTCATAGCCCCCATAGGTAGGTCCTTAGCAAACTGCTCTAGGTTTTCTTCACGAACAGACTCTTGAGTTATACCTTCTGCTTGGAATAATTTACCAACCTCAGTGCCTGCATTTACATTAGCCGTAGGAAGTACAGTTTTAAATATTTTTGCTTTTGTATCAACGTCTAGCTTTTCAAACTCTACTGTAAATTCTACTAACGTCTTTGAATTCTTACCTATATTGTTTACTACCTCAGTTTTCTTTCCAAATTTTTTATTAGATAAGTCATTCATCATTGCATTGAAGATAGCGTTTCTATTTGGAGACTCCTTTATCTTATCTGTTAAGGTATCTAATAGCACAACATTAGAGTCTACCGCTTCTGGTTTCATCATATACACTACAGTATAATCTGATTTAACAGACCCCCTTACAATGTCCTTAGCTGCATTAGGTGTTATAGAGGCCCACGCTATTTGTTTCCCATATACACCTTCTTGTAATGCAAAGAAAGCTCCACCCATTCTTTTCTCGTCAACCTTTAAAAGGTCAGCCATAACAAGATTGATTCGCTTGTCTTGTAAATCTTTAACGGACATCTTACCAACCTTATTTGCAAGCTTGGTATTTTCCGTAACAACTATAGGTGTTGTTGGTAGGTTAGTCTCCTCAACTGTGAATGATTTTTCACTAAGCTCAGGCTGAACTTTTTCCATTAGCTTAAGAGCTCTATCTTCTAGAGCCTTCTTTCTTTCTGGAGTTATACTGGTATCGTCAAGCTGAAATTGAGATGGGTTTTTAATCGATGCTTCTAAGTCTGCCACCTCTTGAGCTAGAGCTATACCTTCAGGAGTTTCTTCAGGTAATAAAGTAAACTCTTCAGGAAGTAGCATTACTTTTTGCTGAGCAAATTTCATCGTGTCATAAGCCTCTTTTACTTTAGCTTCTGCCTCCTCGAACTTACCTTCTTTCCTTAATGCTCTAGCCTCATCCCTTAAAGCAAAAGCTTTTTCATTAACGCCTGAAAAATTAACCCAAGAGTTCTGACCTCTAGTCTCAGTTGTCATTGCTCTTCTAGCTACAGGAGAGTACATTCTGGAGTGAACATTCCAAGCATTCTCTTCACCTATTGGGCCAAAGCTATTCCCTTCTGTAGAGTGTCCAAAAAAGTCATGAACAAACCTGAATACATCATTAGCTAAAAGGGGTTTCCCATTCTTGTCTTTAAAACTTGTTGGAGCTAACATTGGATTAGATGCTCTATCTGCATCGGTAATACCCTCAAAACCAAAGCCTTCCTCTGTTGAGAATATCCTCATGGTCTTGTTGTCTCTGAGGTCTGAAATCATCTCAGAAGAGTTTTTATACTCTGTGTCACTCATCTCTAGCGTATATCCAGCAGCTATTATATCTTCATACTGAGCTATAGTTTCACCTATCAAAGCCTTATAGGATGCCTGTACTTCAGGGTCATTAGGATTTGACTCTTGCTTTTCGTATGCTTCTGATATTCTATTTGAACGCTCTTCGTCTAGCTTCGTTATTCTCTCACCCTTTGGCGTATCAATTCCAGTTCTCTCTTTAACTCTAGTTTCAATTTCTGTTGCTTCCTGTAAGGGCTCACTAAAGAGTCTGTTTCCTGCTGCAACTTCTGGGTTTGTTTTTTCATTTGTGTTTTCATTTGTATTTGCAATATTACGTTCTTTTTTTCTATCAACCTCAGGTTTCTCAACTAATGTTACATCACCTTGAAAGCTGCCTATCTCATTTCCATCAGCATCAATTGTTGTAAACTTTACAGAAGCACGTACTCCTGTATCTCCCTCTCTTATTTCATTTATTTCATAAGTAGCCGTCTCACCTTCTTCAAGGTCTAGTCTATCTTCAGGATTAATTTCATAATTAGTATCCGCTAATGCTACCTCTTCAGAAACGAATGAATCATTTCTTTGGTCCGTTGCTTTATCGCTTCTGTTGAACTTAAACTTGGTGACTTTCATTCCATCACGCTCTCTTACAGACTCCTGTTTAGTTCTAGTAAAGACTCTACCCTTTGCATCTTCTTCTGTTTGAACAACAGTCTCATTCTCCTGTAGATTATCCTGTATTGGACTGGCTACTTGTTCCGTTTCGGTGGTCTCAAGTTCTGTGGTTTCTTGGATGGGTACTCCTGTTCCCACTCCTTGGCTATCTTCGGTTTGTTGGCGTGCATCCACGCTCTCTGTTTCTGTGATTTGAACGGCATCTATTTTATCTTTTAATTGTTTAGCAACCTCCTCGTCATTTGCAACCTTACCATTAAATTTAGTTAGCTCACGTACTGACATTTTTCCAAGACGTTTTAAAAACTCTTGTTTACTGTAAGACTTTCCGTCAATTACATACTGAGATAACTCAGCTCTTACATCTCCAACCTCTACGCCTGGAGAAAATATAGCATCTATCTTAGCTCTGTTTTCTTGCGGAGCTAATGATTTGTTTTCTAGTATGAAAGCAATCTCTCCGTTAATGTCTTTTATCTTCTGACCAAAGACCTCTCTACGATTTGTGTCTGCAGAATATTCTTCTTTAGCAGACAACAGCTCCATTAGTCTAGCCTTAACTTTCTTGTTGTTTGGTTTATTTTTGCTAGCTCCAAAATCTAGCATGTTGTCTGCATCCTTAGACAGGCCTAAGTTTTTCTGTATACGCTGCCCTTGGTCTTCATTAATCTTACCAAGCTCAACCATGTTGTTTGTCCACGCAGAGATTCTAGTATCTGATTCTTTCTCGTTTACAATAAAGTTTATATCTGTTAGCTTAGACGCTAGTTCTATATTGGAATTATTTCTTCCGTCTATAAGCTTGTTTACCACCATCATACTGGCGTTGTTTCCAAAGCCTCCGATACCCTCAGCGGCTATCTCTTTAAAATCTAATTCATCTCCAACCACAACTTGTGCAAGAGCCTCTCCAGCCATCTCTCCAATAGGGTCAAATATGGCACGCTCTGCTAATTGCGAAGCAATCTTTTTAGTTCGAGTTGCAACTTTTCCTACCTGAAAAACACGACCAGCTAATCCTGCAGTCAGGTAATCAACTAAAGCAATAGGGATACCACGCTTTAAACCACGCTCTTTTGCTAATGCCCAAACAGCATCGTCTTGCATAGCAAGCTCAACATCCTTAGCATTAAGAACATCATATCCATTAGATTCCATAGCAGCAAAATACTCGTTAGTGTATTCCATTGATAAAGCCGTTAAAGACATTCCAACTTTCAGCCCTGTTGCTGCACCAGCTATAGCTCCAGGGACAGCCCCAACTCCTCCAGCCATAGCTCCTGTTCCTCCTCCGTAAGCAGCTCCCACTGCTGTAGAGCCTGTAACTAATTCTGCTCCATAAGGAAGCATCATACCGATAGAGTTTGCAGCCATAGCTAACGCTAGTTCTTTTGGGTTTCTTATAAAAGCATCCATGCTTTCTCTAAAACCTTCAGCCCTATTCCATCGTGATAAAGCTTTTGAATCTTTTTTCCCTCTATTCTTAGTCTTCAAGGCTACTATCATTTCAGCAGCTTTCCTTCTATCATCCTCATCATCAAGGTCTAAGGACTGGAAATCAAAAGCCATACCTGTAGATAACTGAAGTATTATTTCAGACGCATTACCATCATTCAAACCTTTTGTTAGTTCTGAATAAACAGCAGCTGCTCCTTCTTCAAAATTATCTGTTATAGTCTTGTCGTACTTGGCGCTATAAAAAGTCTTAGCCATCTCGTACTTGTTTGCAGCATGTTTTTTCTCTGCATTAAGGGATACTTTCTGTATCTTAAATTTGTCTAACAACTCAGCTTGCTGTTCGTTTTGCGGCTGGATGTCAGTAAGGTCTTCTAGTCTTACACCAAACGTGCTTAATGACTCTACCTGTAAAGCATCCTCGTAAGCTAGGGCTTGATAGTTTGCTCCTGAAGCTTCCTTTGCTAATGCTGAATATTTTTTTTGTAATAATAGGTCATATTTCTCTCTAAGCTCTAGCATCTCTTCGCTACTTACCTCACTATATAAGGCAGCTTCTTTTTCCTTAAGCTCTGATAGTATCACATCAGTGTCATCTCGAAGTTGTCCGTTTACATATAGACCCTTGTATTGCTTTCTTTGCTCTGGAGTTAACTCCTCAATATAGTCATTATCAAAATCACCAACCTGAGCTTCTATAAAGTCTATCTTATCTCTCACTTTAAGATACTCATCATACTTAGCTTGCTCAGCTTTAAAGTTTAATCCTACCTCGCTATATATTTTTTTACCTATAACATCTGTGGAGTGGCTGTCTTTCCAAGCTCCCTCTGCAAATCTCTGTGCCTCATCTTCAGTATCAAACTGAAATATCTCACCTCGTTCCTCAGCAAGTTTCTTTGCTTCAGCAAACTCAGGCTCAACCCAGTCATCAGGAGATGTACCATACCATTCAGTGTTCTTAGGAAATAGTGTAGGCATTGCATAATACTTTCCATCTGCCTCGAAAGAAGTCATTAGTACAGTAGATGTAGTTCCGTCAGGATTTATCCTTCCAACTGTACGCAAGTTTTGCGCCTTATCTGACTGTCCATCAAAGTCTAAAAGTTCATTTGTTTGAAACTGCTCAAGAGCATTTGCACTTAAAAAGTTTTTTAATTTTTGAGATTGTAATATCTCTGTTTCTGTAGTAAAAGGGTCAAGGTTTATTGTTACTGTTTGGGTATTGTCAAAGTTTGACACAACCATAGAGTCTCCGAAACCACTTTCTTCAAAAGTAAAACCATACTTCTGAAACTTATCTCTTAGCTTAGGAACAACCTCTTCTTCTTCTTGGTCAATAAGATTAGCATTTATAATTGACAGGTCGTTCTGAAACTGCTCACCCTGAGTTAATAAAGACTGATTAATCTTAAGCTGCTCAAGCGCTGCTTCTTGGTCAAGCTTTTCTTGTTTTTGAAAATCTTCCATGTCTATAGCCCTCTGAGTATCAAAGGCCTCTTTAGATTCTCTAGCTTCTACCTGAGCGATTACATCTGGAGGTTTTACTTCAGGAATAAGTGTGTTGTCTTGAACCTGTACTGGTGGCTGTTCTCTAACATCAGCCTCAGTGTCTTGTAAATTAAACTTATTCTTGAACTGCTCCAATAAACCAACTTCCGAATCTGATTCCGTAATATCTTTTTTTTTTACTGTCTTCGGAGGCTTTACTCCAATAAGAACGGAGTAGTCATCCTTAGACTGACGGTATCCTTGGCTTACAAATAAACCAAACATATCATCCAATGCATTGGTGTTGTTAGCCATAAGCATTTTAAAGTCATCAATAGTTCCGTTGTAACCTTCTTGCTGAAATAATCCAAAAGAATCTATAATCGCTTGTTCGTTCATGTGTTTTTATTTAATTAAGGTTTTCCGTTATATCCTGCCCCTACTCCTCCAGAGTTCACTGTTGTTCCTGCACCACCAGCTGAACCGCTTGTACCACGTCCTGTTCTTTTTGTTGTACCTGTCCGCTTTTTCCCTTGGGTGGCTAGTGCCTGTGTTTTAAGACCTTCTTCATTTTCCTGACTCTTCATTATGAAGTCTTTTATTTTATCTGCGTAGTCTGACTTAGTTATATCAATCTCTATCTCACCTCCACCTTTCATTTTAACCTTAACAAATCTATCTTTATTACCTCCTACACCATAGGTTTCTGTTAGTGTAAAGTCTGCTGGTAAACTATCTTTAAAGGCCTTCACCATTTCACCATTAGCATTATCAACAGGATTGCCGTTAGAGTCAGCATACGAAGCTCTACTTCCATCTATTTTTGCGTCTAACACAATTCTTCTGTAAGCCTCTTTAGTAGTTTCTTGTGTCTTAGTATCACCAGCACTAAAGCCTGTAGATGTCTCGTTACGTTTCTTAGTAAGGTCTAATCCTGAGGAATTTAGCACAGTATTTATATCAGTAATTTTATTCTTATCACCTAAAAAGAAGTTAGCGTTAGCTGTAATCCAAGCACTTTGGTCAAGCGGTGTTCCATCTGCACCTACCCATGGTCTTGTTTCTGAAGCTTTACCGTCAAGGTATGTTATAATTATATCATCTCCAGTTCTATCTATTGTATCAATGTTAGGGTTAATCCCTCTTAAGAAATCAGCAGCCTCTTGCACGCCAGCATCATCACCATAGAAAAGCTTACCTAAATTACTAACAACATTCTTATCCTTGTTTTCTTGGTCTCCTTTATTTATTTCTGCAGTACTTTCTTTAGGCTCGTTATATGTAGAGATTGTTTCCTCTCTGTCTATCTTATTTCTAAAGTTTGTTTGAACAGTCTTAAATATTAAGTCTTTTTGTTTCTTAGAAAATTCAGGAGTTATAGTTCCGCTTCCGTCATCCGTTAATAATACCAGGTTAGGGTCTTTAGCAGCTGCATCCTTATCAAAAGTAGGCATAAAGTTTTTACCTGTCTCTGGGTTTACAGACAAACTATTAGTAAGGACTGATAACCCATTTAAAGGGTTTGCTGATACATAGCCGTTAATCATATCTTTTTCCATGGTAAGAAAGCTGGATACAGCCTTTTCACCTGCTGTCCCTATCGTTCCACGCTTAGTAGAGTCTAAAAGCTTTGTTATATCCCCAGCATATGTTGGACCTCCAGCAGCTCTTATACTGGTTATAAATGTACCTAACCTGTCTGCTTCAGTAGTCATAGTTGCAGATACATCAAACACATCATATTTTTGTTTATATCTATTACGCAGCTGATTTACAGTCATAAAGTCGTTAGGGTCTTTACTCATTACTCTAGTTCCATTACCAGCATCAACCATCTTACCAATACTTACGCTTCCGTCTTCAGAGTTTATGTAAGACTGTGAGTTCTTTAGGTTTGATAATCCTTCTATCTGCTCCATCAACCAAGACTCTACAACTTGACTCTCTCCATTTTCAAGTCTTTCCATTTTACTAGTATACTCAGCTTGATACTCCTTAGATAAACCAAACAACTGTTTAGTTCCATCTGTTAAATTCTGACGAGCTACGGTATAATCTCTGTCTTTCATTACACCACTCTTTAATAACCTGTCTTGAATTAATCGCATACGTGAAGCGTCAGCTGCATGACCTAAAGCAAAAGCATTAGCAGTCTTGAAGTCTCCAGAAGGAGCGTCATTAAGTATGTCTTGATATTCTCTTGTAGAGGCATCAAAAGCATCTCTCTTTGCCTGCCTTGCAGCACTTGCATCAAGTAGGGTTTTTGACAAGTTAGCACCTATCTCTTGCCAGTTCACACCAGCTGCGTTTTCTCTTTCTACGTATCCGTAATAACTCATGTGTTGTTGTTTTTATTTGCTACTTCTATTATTGAAAGTTACCGCTTAATTGAGACATAATCATATTTCTCTGAGCAGGTGTATACATTTGCAGCTGTAACTGAAACTCTGCTGGGCTTAATTTGGACAATTGGTCAAAGCTTGTTATGGCAGTGTCTTGCATTGCAGTACCATCTGCGTTCATTACCTGAGTAGTTCCAAGGCTACCAAATTTATCTGCGTCATAGCTTAACCCACCAACATTAGATTGAAACTGTCCTTCGCTATATTGGTTATTAAACTCTTTACGTGTTCCACCCCCTGCCAAAAACTCCTTTCTTGCATCCTTCTTAAAGTCTTTCTGCATTCCTGCAACCTGCCTAGCGTCCTTGCTTCTTGAGTAGGTGGGAACCATAGCTAAACCTTGTTGAGCTACATTAGCAACACCTGCAAAAGCTTCTTGCTTTAACTGAGCGCTTGCGTCAGAAGCCTCGGCTGCGGCTCTCTGAGCACCACCAGCTTCACCTAATTTTATCTGAGTTCTAATATCACTTTTTCTTGTGGCCTCATCTGCAGAAAGCTTTTCTAAATCTCCTAGGTCAGTGCCCATAGCTGTCCTTATTTGTCCAGCAGCTTCTAAATTACCTGCTTGAACTCTATTAGCTCCAGCAATTGCTCCACGCTGGTCGCCCTCTCTGTTAGCTGCCATTTGAGTTGCTACCTGCGCATCAACCTGGTCTTCCATTATTTCGTAAGCTTCTTTGTTAATTGAAAGAGCATCCATTTCGTTTTTAGTAAGTTCCTTTTCAACTTCAGCCATAGCCATAGCCGCTGCTCTTTCTGCATCTCTCGCTGCTCTTTTTTGTTTTGCAGCTCCTGCGAAACTCATTGCTGTTGTTCCTACTGAAAGTGCTAATCCTCCTATTGCTACTATTGCTCCTGACATAATAATTTTTTATTTAATATAACGTGCTCAGGAAGGTCTTTGTAATTTTCTGTATATACCTCATCCTCAGCATCTTTTATTGTTTTTGCGTCTGTCCTGTAAACACAAACCCAGGTCGTGTCTTCATGTATGTAAGCTACTCTTTGAGTTCCTATCTCAGTCATTACTTTCATTGGTGATTTAATTCTTTTTACCTCTCCACTATCTAATAAAACTGACATCTCTCCTTTTAAAAAAAAAGAAGGATGACTTTGTTTATGAATAAAGCTAACCACTAATGTTCCCTTAGGCATAAATATTTCTCTAGTATATAACCCATCTTTTAAATGATGATTCAAAGGCATTATCTTCTCCATTTCTGATGTATGATGCTTTACTGAACCTTCGTGGGCTATAAGATTTTGTTTAAATTCATTAATGTTATCCCAAAGAAGCCCCCTGTTTTGGTGGACGTAATCTAATATTTCCTCAGGCTTATTTTCTTTTCTTTTAAATATACTTAATATACCCATAACTTTTACAAAGATATGAATTTTAAGGGAAACTTTTGAATGCCTGACTTTTTACTGCAAATAATTCTGTCGATGAAGTGTTTTCGTTGGTTAATGTAAATTCACAAAAGTGACCCATCACTCCTTGAGACTCTGCAATTGAATTTTTTATGTATAAAAAGTATTCATTTACACCAGGGATTGGCACGCTTCCAGGAATTAAAGTATTAATAGTTACTGTAGATGTTCCGTCATTTTGATTTACTAAAGACGTTACCTCTCCTGCTAAATTAGGGGTATATAAACTACCTATTAGCAATCCAAAATAAAAGGCATCTCCTACAGATAAAATAGAACCTATAGTAGTAGGCGGTATAAACGTAATAGCTGCAGTTCCAGCGCCAATAACAACGTTGTCACTACTACCAACGCCTGTCAAAGAACGTAATGAGTATTGCTCGTTAATAGCAGGTACACCTCCAGAATTTCTTATAAATGCAAACCAGTCAGATTCTTTTTGTTCAAAGTAGTCTTCATTAATAAACCCAGTTGTTTGCAAGTCGGTAACAAAAGTTCCTGCCCAAGAATCGTCACCCTCTAAAGCAATTGTTTTAAACTTCTTATTATCTAAAGGAGACTCGTTAAAAACACTTGTTAATGTTGACTTGCCTTGTATCCCATAAAAATTATTTCTAGGCACATTATCTGCATTGTGCTGATATAAGTTCCCTGATTTAAAAGTGAATAAAAACTGATTCATTCCCTTTATTGCTTCAGGAAAGTAAGAATAAAATGACGGCCATCCCTTGGCAGATTCACTATATGTTACTGTGTAATTTTCCATATTTTATTTTTACGTTGGGGGGATGCAAGTTTGTATGTTACTTACAACTCCGTTTGTTACTGTAATATATTGACCGTTATCCATTAAATAGTTTTGGTCTGTAGCCCTAGTCACTCCGTCATGGTCTAAGAAAATAGGGTTGTTTAGAACAGGATAAGCATTGACTGCATTAAAAAATCTTGCAAAGAAAAAAGTTCCTGTTACAGGTTGACAGAAAGTAGTAGAACCAATAGCATTAGCCGTAAAGCTAGGTAAAGCCGCAGGACACTCTACTGTCAAAAACCATCCTGTACTTGCGCATGGACCTAAAACCTCTATAGACACAGTCCCTGGTGATGCGTTTGGCTTAGGTATAACCATAAGATTATTTTGAGCCTGACCTCCTCTAATATCATCTCCTGCATTAATTGTTATAGTTCGAGTAGAAGGGGTATCTGGTATCCATCCATTTGAGTCATAGCCATTAAAAGCGTTATAAACACTTGTATTAGGTGTAGCTGGAACACAAGTGTCTGTAGGGTCTCCTAGTATAGTAAAGGCATTTGCCACACCACTAGTAGACTGTAAGTTTCCATCTGAAGCGCTTGATAGTCTATTGTAAAAAACACCATCATATAATACTCTTATTCCGTCAGGAATATCTGCAGGATTAAAATAAACTATAATAGCTCCAGTATCTGACACTGTAGTTCCTGCATCTATATCTAATTGATATACACCTCTTGCTCCTTGTGGGGGAACCAAAGTTCCTCCACATGGAAGTCCTGCTGGAGTACATGTTCCAGTAGCTATAACAATACCATACTGTATTTCAATATATGTACTGTCAGCTAATATTACAAACTGACTAGTTGCCGTATTGTTTATTGCTGTACCTCCACCATCATCTAGAAACACGTAGTTCCCAATACCTGGGGTTGCTAATGTTTCAGGAGTAAATGTTATTGGAAATGTTGCTGTCGTAGTTGCGTTTTGTGCAAAGTAATAATTTATTGTTGCAGCAGCACAAGTGTCATCTGCTTGAATTCCAGAACCTAAAAAACTATCTAGTTGAATAGGACAGTCTGTTTGAAAAGAAAAAAACGTTCCTTGGATTGGCGCATAAAAATCAACATTTAAAGTACTAACACTAGTTGAGTTTTTAGGAATAACCTGAGTATAAACTCTTGTTCCTCCACCTCTAAGGTCTAGCTGATTTGCAGTAACTGTAATAGGCTGAGAATTTCCACTTGGTATATATGAACCGTCAGTTTGTATAGTGTATATTGGAAGAGATGTAGTGCTTACTGGCGTATTGTTATTTGAACCATAGTATGTCGGCTGACCTAATGGGGTGTTAAGCCCTACTGGTCCTCCTACGTTTCCTATGTATGTGAGCTGATTATATGTCTGCCCATTATACGTAACCAGAACTCCATCTGGAATCAGGTTTCCAACAATAGAGTAAATTACTACTGCACCTGTATTTGGTCCTCCACTAATTTGACCTAAGAAAGTTCCGTTTATATCCTGAGATTCTCCTGCAACATTACCACAAGGCAAAGCACATTGTGGACAAGGCTGAGCTGGCAATAGAACACAGTTAAGTAGTTCACGCACAATTATGCCATTTGAATATAATCCGTTAGGAGCGCAAACATTCATTTCATCATCAGCAAAAATTGCCGTTGAGCTCGCTAAGTCTGGTCCGTTTAAATAATATGTTCCTGATACTGCCATTTTATTTTATTTTATTAAATACAGGTTATTGTATTATATTGTGTTATAGAAGCTATAGTCCCATTAGCTGCAATCTCCAGTAAAAACCAATCATTAGGAATAATATAACTTGTGTTTGTAGGGTCTACGTAATAATATTGTATATCACTTGGGCCATTTAAACTTCCTCTGTATAAATAAAACCCTTGTCTACTTGCTCCTACAGGACTACCGTTTTCATATAATTGACTTCCAACAGTAATACCATAGGTTGAATAATATTGAAACGCTGGTTGTGAAGTACACTGAGATAAGCTATAGTCTCCTTGAACAATATCTGTAAAGAAATCATCCATACCACATTTTGCTAAAGTAGCTGAAGCTTGAGGCTTATAACTAAATCCTGTGCTTGGGTCTGTACAATTAAAAAATTGTTGAGTTAAGTTTAAAGTTGCGTCTGGAGGACCAGTGGGAGGTACGACACAGTCACAGCATACATCAAGTGCATCTATTGTTCCAAAACATAATTCTGCCTCCGTTGGTTGTCTGTAGTCGTATACTAAATATAAGTTAGACCCAGTTGCTGTCATTGTATAATTCCCTATATACTGTTCTGGAGCAAGTGCTACATCTAAAGGTAGCGCTGTTCCTGCTGCGGTTATTAAAGAAATAATATCAGCTGGTGTAGCTGTATATGTTGTGTTAGTTCTTAAAGCATAAAACTCATTTTCAGTTGGCTCAAAAACAAAGTTATCAGTATTTCTTTTGTTGCAGATAACCTGAACTGATGCATTATCAGCTGGTACAACACCTGCTCCTTGTGGTGCAGTAATTGAATCAAACTGACTAATAATAATAAAATCAGTTCCATCAATAAAAGATACTTGCTGTGAATGTAAAGGAGATTGATATGTTCCATCAATCCACCTGTACTCGTTATGTATGTTTTTTCCAACATCAGTTGAGTTAGTTATACATACCTGGTACACGTTAATAATATCAGCAACAGGACACTTAACAGTAACTTGTATTGTAGCTCCAGCTATCCCACTCAAGGTTACCTGAGACTCGTTCTCACTTACAACATTTTTATCAAAAGTAAAAGTAGTTGTTCCATCAGAAAGAGTAGTTGTTGGAACAACAGGCAAGCCGTTGTATATAATTCCTATACTACTGCCTGATGAATTGCTTGCGATAATTTCTATATCTGTGTTCCCAACTAATAATCCTAAGTCTATACAATATTCAAAAGTTTTATCCTCTGGGAAAGTAAACGTTCTTTCAATTCCACATGCAATACAAACCTCTTCAGATGGAAGCTCTTCATCGTTCATGCTTAAAACATACTCATTCATGTAAGGGTCAAACCCTCCAATTTTTTGTTTGTTCAAACTGTCTTTAAATCTATCTCTAAACCAAGACCTCATTCCAGCCTCAGAAACAACAGTTAGTTGCTCGTTCTGACCTGCTGAGCCTGTTAGTTTAATAACTGCTCCACGTTTTGCGTCTGTGAAATATTTATCATATCCCCATGCACAAAAGCTCTCTGGGTTTCGTGAGATACCATACTCTTCAATTCTAGCTAGTTGAGTTCCAAGAACCTCAGGTACAGATGCTATTGTTCCACCTCCTGCCGAGTCACTCAATAAGTTTTTACCTGCTAAGACATACGATATTTTATCTTCTTGAAGAACCAGTATGTCTGTTTCTCTTCCAGATAATTTTTCAATAGGTCCGTAAATATCTTCTAATGGCTTAAAGTTAAGCAAGCCTAAGTTAAATTCATTTAGCTTGTTTACATTACTTTCGTTGTTATAAACACCACTATATGTTAAATCAGAAAAACGATGTGCTTGCCTAAATTCTAACTCAGATGTAGAGGTTGTTCTTTCTCCTAAAGAAAATTCTTTTCCAATAATAGAATCACGTATTCTATAGCTTTCAACTCCATTCCCAAAAGAAAAGCAGTTAAAAAAATCAGTTAAGACAATTGCAGATGCTGAGCCTGTTTGATTTTGCACATTACCTTCATGTCTCCCTGTTGCTTTGTCAATACTATATACGTCTGCTGACTCATACCATAAATCTGGGGTAGCCTCTCTTGGCTCAGTCTCAAACACTAATGTGTTTTCTGCTCTGAAAACTTCAATATTAGCATCAACACATGCTCTCTTTGAAGTAGCTCTCCCTGTACCTTTACAGGTATTTGTTCCTACTAAACCAAGAACAAGTTGATTGGTTGTAGCGTTACGATGAAACTGCCATTGATATACACATCGGTCTGTAGGCATATTATTAACGTCAGTTCCCAATGCTGGGTTGTAGTAGTTTTGATAATACGGTGGGGGGCAATCAGGGTCTCCAGAAACGCTTGCAGCTCCTTGGTCTAACCTAGCCGCTATATTATCTCCATCAAACCATTCTTTAAAATTATCATAATCTTGAGATGCTACTAGTTTTAAATCTAGAACATATTCTCTCTTCTCACACCTGCTCCCTTTACCTCTTCTTGAAAATTTAACATAAAGATTTATTCTTGACCCTGCTGGAAGTGTGTAATCTACAAACTGACCTGGGTTTCCTTCGTCTGCTATATTTACAGGGTAACCAAGCTTTGGATGTCGGTTACCTTTTCTCCTACATGTCCCTCTACCTCCTGGTAATATGGTAGGATTATCTCCTTGAGTTACTTGAAAATCATTTGCAATAATCTTCATGTAAGTTCCAGCTGGAATAGGGATTGGGTTTCCACTATCGTCTAGTGGAGGTGGAACTAAAAAATCTTCAGTCTGAGCTTCTTTCTGTAAAACAGTAGCGTACTGACATCTCGATGAGGGACCTGCTGTATCTGCTTTAACTCTAAGCCTGTCTCCTTCTTCAACCTTTCTTGCGTTCTCTCCTTCTAATAAAAAGTAAGTAGCTGCAGTTGAAGCTTCATCAATAAATATATTTGTGTATATTGTATTGTAATCCTCAAAATCTGGCTTTAGTACTAGCTTATATCTATCCGCCCATGAAGGAGCAATTTGAGAAGGCGGTATGATTACCTCTATTTTATTTTGTAGCTGAGCCGCTGAGCAGCCAACATGTATTGTATTATTTGGGCTTACAAGTGCAGTAGAAGAGCGTCCAAACTCATCCATGTAAACAATCCCTACCTCGTAATCTCTATCACTGTGAAGACTTGTTGGATTTCCTACACCAGAATATTGACCTTCAGCAAATGATACGCTATAATACTCATAAACAGTTTGTGTTGGAGCAGCTAAATCATCTACAAATGCCATTGCTGGAATAACAAAACCTATCTCTGTACTTCCTGGGCTTGTAATTATTTCTATTGGCTGGCCAGCAGAAGTAACACCACTTTCAAACTTAGAAAAAGCATCCAAGTTATTTGGTACTACACAATTCCATTCGTCTGTAATAGTTGAGCCATCACAAGAGGTTTCGTTTCCTGGGACTGGGTCGTATACTGGAAGTATATTTGCAGCTGTACCTATGGTCTGTAAAAACAAAGGGTCTGTTGCTAACTCATAAACGCTATTGAAATCTTGAGGAAGTATAAAAACAAATCCTAAATCTAAGAGTCCTGATGTTTGAGAAGGAAATGGAGTTTGTCCAGTGAAACCAAAATGAGTATATCTAATGTCAAAAAATATAGAAGCTCCAGCAACTAAGTCTAAATTATCTAAATCAAAAAATGCAGCTGAATTAGTTGCGCTAAAGTTTACATCTATACTGTAATTAAAATTCTCTGTCCTGTCTGGCACATCCTCAGCGCCAATGTCTTCAGATATTAGGTTGCAATAATACTCTAAGCGTAAAGGGTTTGTGTTTAAATCAAGTAAATCATACCCATCAACATAGTTCCCATAGATAAGCCTATTTCCCATTATTGTTTGAGCCTGAGCTAATAAAGGGACATTGTCAAAAAGCCTAAATAGCTGAGTAGGGTTAATTACAGTATATATCTTACTGTTAGAAAAACTCAATTGATACTCTGTATTGTCTGCGTATCCTAGGTTTTCTTTATTAAAAACTTCTATAGACTTAATAACGTTAGAGGTGGTTTCTTTAAATACAACCTCTATAGCTTTAACAAGCGGACCTCCGCTATTGTAAGTTACGTTTACATTATTAAAAATATTAGTCATTCCCTCATTTAAACCTGAGTCTATAGCGTAGTTAAATCCTTTAGGAGTAAACGCTGGTTCTGTAAATTGAGACAATGCAGAATACTCACCATCTTCATACCTATATCTATAAGAAAAAGTTATAAACCTTTCTTCTATAAAGTTTTCTTCGCCAGACAAGTTTGTTAACTGAAATGACGGAGCTGCTACAGGAGGTTTTTTAATAACTAAAAGTTGCTCTTCTAAATCAGGTGAGTTTGAATTATAGTTTCTTGTAATATTTATAAACCTAGGTTGATTGTAGTTGTCTGTCCAAAACAACAAGTCTTCTACTCGGTTCACTCCTGTTATTAAAAAGTCCTCGCTAAAGTTTAAAATAGTTTTTACTGGGTCAGCTGTTATAACGTGATATGTTAAAAGATTTTGCTGTACATTATATGACACCACCATATCAACAATAACGCCTGATGCATGTGCTGGGTCATTAACAAACCAATATAAAGTTTCTCTCTGACCGTCTTCGTAAGCACCAATACATTTAGTCTGTGAACTTAAAGGGATTCCTTGGTAAGCTAAAGATGTTAACTGATTATTGCCTTTTGCATTTTCAACAGACCCAACCTCAGATTCTTCTGTAGAGCCAAGTCTAATATTTAAGGCATCAACATATTCTCCATTAGGAATCAAGCGTTCATCCACGCTTTTATTCATTCGACCTGCGATAAAATTTCTAGTAGTTTCTGCCATGTTTATTTAATCCACTTGTCCATACCTCTAATGTTCTGTATTAAACGACCAGGGTGTATATTACTAATTCTAAGCTTTGCGTTTCTCAATAAGGCTGAGCTTCTTTTTCTTGCTCTACCTATAACATATTCTTGTACACCAAACTTACTGTTTAATATAGCGAATAAAACGTAGGCATAAACATATTCTTCAAATAATTTATTTACACTTATTAAAGAATCATCTCCGCTTTCCATTCCATCAGATACATATTCTAAAACACATAATTCTCCTGCCATGTCTGAACTAAAGTTTATAACTCCAGCTTTTTTATTTATTGAAAAAGTAGGATTAGAGTTAGCCGTTTCTGTATTCAACCCAAACTGCCCACCAATTCCATAATCAAAATACCAATCCCCATCTACGCAATAACCCTCTCTATTGTTGTAGGGGCTTTGCTGGTTTAAGTAAATGCTTCTTTTAGTACCTTCTATCCTCTGCATGTCTATCGTGGACGTAGAGGGCTTTAAAATGTTTCCATCATGGTCAAACAATATTCTACATTTGTTGTCTTGAAGATATGCGTCACTCCAGTTTGTTTGAATGTTTTCTGTTAAAGGCCTAAGAACACCATCTCTATATAGAGATATTCTAACCCAGTTTACATAATCTGGCGGCATAACGTATCTTAACGTATCACACACATCTAGTTCAAGTATTTTTATTTCTTTAAACGCATCATAATTTAACTCTTGTATTGCACGCTTTGCATGAAACAATATTTTATATCGCTCTTCGTTATTTACTAAGCTATGATTCCCAGCGTACATTAACATAAAGTTGTTTACTATATCGTATAAACTTACATATTGATAAGAACCCCAGTTAGCATCTTCTGTATGAGGGCTTCCTGTGTTTTCGTAGTATTGATATTCGGTTAAGTATGCCATTATTGTTTTTCGTTTTGCGTTTCTCTCATCTCCATTGATTGACCAAACTGAATAGCTTGAACCTCTCTAATTGACATTCCAGCGTATTGTAATATTTTATTTACTAATGTAGGTTCATCTTCATCAGGTATTTCAAAATCTTGATACAAAGAATCTGATGGATTAAATGAAGGCTCACCCCCTATAAGCTGAGCGTATGTCCACTTAGGGTCTTTAGGATATCTTATATACTGACACAAGACTCTTCCTGCAGATGTTAATCCTGAGTTTACGACATTTACTCCCCATTGAAAATTCTGTGGGTATACCTGAATTACCACTCCGTCTTGTGCGTATGCTGGAAACAACTCAGTAGGCTTAGTTAAGTTAGACATGTTAAGTTGTGTAATCTTTTTATTCGTAACCTTTTCACATTCATTAAGACCGTTTCTTAAAGTTAAAACAGTATATGCCTGAGGTGATACTAAAAAAATATCTTTATCTAAGATTAATGTTGTAGTTGCAGAGGTTGCTAAAAACCTAACGGAAGCTACCTTCCCAGTGTCTAGGTTTACAACAACATCTCCAGGCTGTACTCCAGCTGCAAAAAAGTTTATGTTTGAATCAATTAATTCATTAGGAGAAACAGTAGTATTGTTTCCGTTATTAACTAAATATTCTGTAAGTAATAGTACCTTATTAATAAGGTAGTAATTGTCACCTGTTGTAGGTGTTGTTGGTACGCTATATGTGGAAGTAGAAGATGGGCTTGTGAGTACCTCACTAGCTCCATTTATATATACTGGCTCAAGAAAATCTTGTTTTGAAAAGATATCTATAGCGTCTTCATATAATTTTTTTATATCTGCAAGTCCTGTTCCTGATTGCCTGGCATTCTCCTTAGTTACTTGAAAATTATATTGATAAAAATAATCTTCAAAAATATCTAATTGCGCCTGCTTGGCATATAGGTTAAAGTCACTAGGAGTAATATACCCATAGTTGTTTTTATTAAGAACCGACAGCACAGTTTCTCGTACCGAATTAATTATGCTCATCTGTCATTTTATTTACTACAAAGATAAGCAAAAAAAAAGAGGATACATTTCTGCAGCCTCTTCTTAATCAAGTTGGAGTAATCAGCTCCTTATTATTATGAACACTTCGATTACAAAAGTAATGATTATTTTTTGTTATCCAAGTTTTTTTCAAGAAATTTTAATACATCAATACCTTCATCAGATTGTAAATACCCTGCTACTACGTAGAATGCATCTTCTCCAAAGGGAATGTTTACCATTCTCTTTTTGTTCTTATCTGTATTAAAGTATACGTCTCTCTTGTTATTTTTAAATATTAACACCTTGTGAGCAAAGAACTCTTGTACTTTAGAATTTAATTTTAAAGTAGGGTCTTTGACTGCACGCAAGAACCAGTCTGGCTGTTGCTCTGCATATATTAATATGTCTCTTCTTAATTCAGAAGAGGTAGTTCTAGAAACATCTGTGTTGAATAAAACTCTAGCTAAAGCCTCTACTTGGTCAATATCTAATTGACGAGCCTCTATAAGAGCATCTACTCTAGAATTTAAAACATCCATTTCTTTTTGAGCATCTTTTTCAGTATCAACCTCAACGAATTTATTTCCGTTCATTGGATGAAAATGTAAGAACTCTTGAAGTGCCTGGTTTGTTCTTGGAACACTCAAGAAACCATCTTCAAAAACAATTGGTTCTACAATAGCGTTTCCATCTTGTTCATCCTCAAAAGGACTCTTCTGGTTTCTTGCGTATCGTAAAGCCCTGTTTTGTCCTGTGGCTTCATCAAAATACATTAATGGGTATCTTCTTGAATTTCTAGTTGGCAGCATAAAAGAAAGTGGCGCTGCATCTTTGGTAAGTTTGTAAGTCTTATTGACTAAGTTAATTTTTTTCATTTGATTATAATTTAGATTTAATAAAAGTAATAATTACCCTCGTCATAATAACGAGGGTAATAATTACATATTTAATTTATGATTGAAAAATCACAAAGTTGTTTGCACCCATAGTACATACACATCTTTCAGATAGGAAGTTTACTTCCATAGCATCTAAATCAGATGTTGCTGCACCACCAGCTGAACCTGTAATCCAAGTCTTGTACTTTCTGTCTTCAGTTTCAGAAGCTCTGTAACGTACATGTAAGAAAGGACGCTTAGCATTCTTTCCAAGGATTTGGTCATAAACAGTTGTAGAACCTGCTGGTACTAACAATCCATTTACAGCTCCAGTTCCAGTTAAACCACCACGCATAGTTGGGTCGTTTAAGTATTTCCAGTCAGACTTATAGAAGTCATAACCTCTACGGAATCCTGTGAATCCAAGGTTTAATGCCATCTCTTGGTCGTTATCAAACAAACCATAAGAAGTACCATTAGCACCTACTTGAGCAGAACCGTTAAGCTCAGCTAACATGTCATCAATGTCAAATCCAAATTGTCTGTTTAAGAAAAGTACGTTTTCTTCAATCGCACCTTGCTTATCTAAACGAGAAATGATTGCATCGAAATCTGCAAGAGCAACTGGGTTACCACCAGCCCATACATTTCCTCTGTTCTCTACTGCATGGAATACACCTTCAGAACCTTTGTTCCCTACGTCACCACCTGCAGCAATTGCTCCAGAACCTGCTTCTGCTGGTACTGCTTCAATCATTGACGTCTCTAAGTAATCATCAAAACGTAAACGAGTTTCATGCTCAGACTTCAAATACCATAAGTATCCTGAAGCTCCGTTTTCAGAAGTAACTTCAATCCATCCGATTTGAGCCATATCAGAACCTGATACTGCATACTTATCTTTGATGATAATTGGTGAGTTGTCGAAGATTTCATCTTCAGCTTCTAAAGAACCTTGCATTCCATTGCTTCCTTTTTTAAATTCAGAACCATAGATAAAGATAGTAGCATCTGCATTTCCTGCTCCTGAACCACCTGTATAACCTGCTGCTGCATAAAATGCTACAGAAATTTGGTTTGCGTTTAATCCACCTGCAATACCTACTGCAGTTACAATTCCTTTAAACTCTCCTGAGTCATCATTGTTAGTAACTACGATAGTTTGACCAACACGTACAGCGATAGTTCCAGCAGTTAAGCCTGTTGTAGCTCTGTCTGGCACTAATGCATCATTAATATCAAAGGTTACGTTTCCTCCAGCGACTACTGCGCCAGTCCCAACCTGTGTATATTTTGTGTGTAATCTCCCTTGCTCTGCCCACTTCACTAGGTCTGAGTTACTTGGTAATTCAGCTCCTACTAAACGTAAGAAAGAAGAGATAGTTCTATTACCATAACGCTCGAATTCTTTTTCATACGTGTCTGGTAAATACTGGTTCAAAAAGTTGAAGTCAGTAATGTAATTTGTAGCCAACGGCACTTGTTGTGGTGCTGGCTGTAGCTGAAATCCTGGTCCTGTTGGAACAGTATTTGGCCCTAATAATTGTCCTGCCATTTTTTAATTTTTTAAATGTTGTTAATTTTTGTTTTTTAAACTTCTAATTTTCAACCCCTTACCTTCACTTGGATTTACTGCACGATACTGAGTTCCTCCTTTTGAAGTTACCTCAGGAGCAGAACGTGTAGACATGTTAATGTTTTTCATTTTTCTAGTCACATCATCCGTTGCTGCTGCTTGTCCTTGCTCGTAAAAAAACCTTGCGAATTTATCAGGGTTTCTTGCTGCTGACAATGCTTTATGATACTCACCTGCATCTTTAACTAATCCATCTTCATTCAAGTGTGAGCCAATAAAAGTGGCTAGACTTGATTGAGATTTTTTAATCTCTTCTACTGACCCTCCTGGACTGTACAACAATTGCTTACCATCAATGTCAACCTTAAAACCTTTAAAGTCTTGATTCAGCACCTTGTCTGTTTCTGTATTAAAGAAATCCACTCTCATAGAGTTGTCATCTTTCTGAGTCTTTGCATTCTCAACATGTTGCTTGTACGCCTTGTAGTCTTCATTGTCCTCAGAAATACCAGTTGCACTTGACTCAAGTGGCTGCTTATACATTTCTTTCTGTTCATTGAAAAACTTCTTAGCTCTTACAATTGCCTTTTTCTTTTTTAACTTAGCTCTTTTAACATCAGACTCATCATCTATATCCTCATCATAGGAGTAATCCTCCATTAATAATTCTACATCTTCTTTATCTATACCTTCTTCGGTAGCTAAAAGATACTCAGTTAAAATCTGGTCTTCATCTAAAGAATCAAAGTCTCTGTTTAATTTAACATAGTCTTCAATCCCTCTGCCAGTTTTCTTTTTATAATCAAAATAAGCTGACACATCTTCAGGTAGTTCTTCGTTGCTTTCTCTTTCCGCAAACAAATCATCTACTGATGATATATCCTTATCATATCTGTTCTTAATATAACCAAGAACATCTTCTTCTCTTAGTTCAGTTCCTTGCGTTTCCTCTGGAACTGTAGTTTGTTCTACAGCTTGTGGCTGTTGTTCATGCTGTTGTTCTACTTTCTCTATTAGAGTTTCTTCTACTTGAGCAGCAGACTTTTCTTCTACAGCACCTACTTCTTTTACTTTGAATTCCATTAAATTAAATTTTAGTACAAATATAGTACATTAAACAATACTTTTTATTTAGCTTGTTGTGCCCTTAATAGCAGCTTTTTTAGCTAGTTTTTTACCTGCGTACTTAACGAGTGCTCCTAATCCTTTTGCAGCTCCAGAAGCTACCCAAGACACATTTCCTGAAGCACCTTTTCTTGTGCTTTCTACTGACACTGGAGTTACGCTTTTTCCTAACGCTTGAAGCCTTCGCTGCTCAGAAGTTGAGTTAGCATTCGTTAGCGCTTTTTGTAACGGTTTTCTTTGGATAACTTTGTTTCTATTTCTTAATCTATCTGCTGGCATATTTATTTATTTATTTATCTTGGGTCAAACTCCGCTAAATCAAATCCGTCTAAACTATCTTCATTAGACTCAAATCTTTGAGGAGGTAAATTATTTTTTCGTTGGTTAATTAGTTTTGATTGTTCTGAATTCTGCTGACTTATTCTGCCTGACTTAGCTTCCTCTCTACCTGCTTCTCTTGTTGCTAAAGCCTCAGCATCCATTCCGTTAAGCTGTTGGTTATAGCTAAACTCTTCAGCCATAAGCATACTTTTTAGTTGAGCCTGATTCTTCATCTTCTCTATTTCAAAAGCTATCTCTGCCTGCTTCATCTGCATTTTAGCCTGCATCTCTGATTGAGATTTTTGCATTGCTGTTTGTGCGGCCATTTGCTGGGACTTTAACTGTGAAGCTGCTTGCATCTGCTGTTGAAGCATTGCCTGCTTTTCATCACGTTCTTGCTTTTGTTTTCTTTTTACTTTAAGAAGTTGATTTGCCAGCTTAATATTTCTTAACTCTCTAATGTCAATTGCATCCTCAAGGTTTATATCTCCTTTAGAAAGTGCCATTTGAATATTCTGTTCAAGCTGAGCCTGCTGTTCTTCATCAGGTGATACTTCAATAAAGATACCAAAGTCATATATGTACAAATCAGAGATGTCATTAAGTATACTAACATTGTACTTCCCTATTTTATTAATAAAGTCTTCTTTAAAATCAGAATACTCTAGTATATCTGCAACCCTATAAGTTAAAGCTTCAGCCATAGTTCTATAGATATATAAACTTCCCTGAAGTATATGCCTTGTTGCTGTATTAGAATTAAGAGCAGCTAACTTCTGTAAACCAACTAATGAATTAGGGTCAGGCGTTGAGCCGTCTCTAGCTTCATTTAAACCAGTCACAGTTCTAATCATATTAAGATAATGATTATAGTTTGTAATAAGCATTTGAGTTTTTCCAGAACCACTATTAGAAGTAAGCTGCTGAATAGGAACTCTAGCTTGATTAAAGTCACCGTCCTGAGTGTAGCTTCTACCTATAACACTACCAGTTTGGAAGTATAAACGCAAAGCGTCTTCAGGATTATAAGCCGCACCTGTACCTAAGTCAACTTCATTTAATCCATCAGCGTCAATAAAGACTCCGTCTGGAACAACTCTAGCTATAACCTGCTGTAGTTTTAAATGAGTTATTTGAATTAAATCAGTAAAAGGAATCATTCTTCTAACTAAAGATTCAATAACACCTTTATACATACGTGGAGCTGTAGCTACATAATTTGGAAGTGCGTGTTGAGAAGATGACTGAGGTCTTACCATATTCCTGGCCAGTTCCCATTTTATAATTATATCAGTTCCCATTACCATTATTCCATCATACCAAACATCTATTGTTTTAGATACCTTTTCAAACTTGCCATCCTCCATCATTTCCGAAGGGGGGTTAAATTGGTCATCTTTTTCAATCATTCTAACAGAACCACTATCTGAAACCTTTTTCTTATAAACCATTTTCTTTGTGGTCTTATAATTAAAGTACAGAAGTGTAACTGTGTCTCTAAAGAATATGTCATTCTGCTGCATCTGTGCAACGTTGTAATAGTCGTACCAGCTTTGACTATACTTAGATATAGTTTCTAAATCTTCATTAGTTAAGTCTTGGTCTATTTTAAGAAGCTCTGTAATTGGGACTGTTTTTACTTCTCCCCAATAAAAGCAATCTTTAAAATGAGGGTCTTCAGTATAGCTGTATACTATGTTCGCAGGGTCAACGTATGAAACCTCAACACCTGAACCTGGTAAGAACTCATGCTTTGCACACCCTATTCCTAAAACAGTTAAATCATAGTCAACTCTTTTTTTAACATCAAAATAATGATTCTCTTGAAACATTGTGTCGATAGCCTCTTCTTCTGCAATTTCAATAGCAGGCTTATAATTAAGCTGCATATACAATGTAAGCTCTTCGTCATTTTCTGGAAGTGAGTCAGGGTCCATTGTAAAAGGGTCTGTCCCTGTCATTTCCTGTATGTCCATTAGGATTTCCTTTCCAGCCATTTGACTTTCAATCATATCCTGATACTTAGTTCTCTTCCCTTGGGATAGAGCGTCTTGAGCATAAGCTTTTACTTTGAAAAGTCTGTCTGCCATACCGTTGACTACAATGTCCACAAACTTTGGTATAATTGGAACAGGAGTCCAGTCTAAATTTAGATAAGACAAATCTCCATCTACAGCTAATTCGTTTTTATATTTTGCTACTGACTGCTCACCTCTAGCATATAAACGCAGTCTATGAAAATCTCTCCATTGGTTATAGAATCTACATCCACTGCCGTCTTTCTTAAACCACTCATACTGTATTGCTTGCCCTATCTGTAAGCCAAACTCATCAGTGGCTTTATCAGCGTCTGATACAAATTGACTAGGAAAGCCTACAGATGAAATATTAATTTTAACTTCCTTCATCTATCTAATTAAATCGCTTGTTATTCCCTTATTGGTGTACCTTGCAAAGTTAACTGAAATTTTTGAGCTTTTCTTTTCAGGTGTATATAAATGTTTTTGACAAGCCATTATAGCTAAACCGCTACTAATAGATGCGTCAAACTTAGTTCTGTTGTTAATATCAAACTTAGCCCAATCATTTAATGTTCTAGTAAAAGGCATTGTTCCCATAAGGTCAGCGTCTCTGAAAGTGCTCTCCATATCTAATCCAATGTTCTTTTCTATATACGACTCTATAGCCGCAGCATGAGCCTGTTTAATGTCTTCACTTGAATTTGGAATACCTCCTAACTCTTTTTCTGTTCGTGATAATTTGTTATATTGCTTATCAGGTCTATTCACGCTAAAACCTCTATACCCTCTGTTTTTAAAATGATATAATAAACGAGGCTTATTGTTCTCAATAAGTATAGGCATGCCATAAAAAACACAAGCCATAAGGACTTCCTCAAAAAATATTTCTGCTGTTTGAGGCCTAGCTATATACTGTAAAAAAAACTCATTACTAGGAGCTTCGTCCATGTTAAATTTAGTTAACCCATGAAGTGCTCCGTTTGAACCTCTGTTGCCTACAGTACCAGAGATGTCATAACTATCACATCCAAATGCTCCTAGATGTTCGTTGCCTGGCAGGAATCTTCCATTTCTTTTTAAAACATTGTTTTGTAAATTCTTTCCAGGAGTCCAAGACACCATAAACCTACCATCTTTATTTGGTGTAAAAATAACAGATGAATCTTTTATTCCATCTTTCCAAGAAAAAGAGCCTTGTGTTAAATGCTGCTCTCTAATCATGGAGTCGTTATAGTCAATCTGTTGATATATCTTTGTTAAATTAAAAAGACTTTGTTTGCTTTCATCTCTGAACGCATGAGACTCTGTACGTGGGAATTGTCTGTAAAATTCATTAAGTGCATCTGCGTCACTTTTTAAAGAGTCAACTTCATTCTCCCAATAATCAACTGCTCCTTGAGATATCATTTCTCCATCCACTCCTAAGATAGGTTTATTAGGAGTTCTAAGAACAGGCATTCCATACCTATCTATAAAACCTTCCATGTTCATTTCCATAGGAATAAACAGTGAATACAATCCGCTTTTAGTTTGACCATTGGAGTTTCTTAACTTCACATCAGAGTCTTCATAAAGCTTTTTAAAGTTATCACCCCCCTTACTTAAAGCGTTGGAAGTAGAGCCCATCATGCATTTGCCTATAATTTTACTACCTAATCTCAAACAAGTCTTAGTTACCCTCCAGTTATTTAATATGTTATTTGGCTTGAGCCACTTTCCACTTTCATCGTGGATTAATAACAAAAGCTTTTCACCATCATAAGAGTTATCATCGGTATTCTTCCAGTCAATTGTTGTGTCTAAGCCAAGCATCTCATTTTTGTCCTGTTCAAACATGTTCTTCTTTGTTATCTTAGAAGCTGGAACTCTAAACGCTAGTTCTGTCTTAGGCTTATCCATTCCATCCTGAATAGGTTTAAAGAAAAAAGGCAGCCTATTTGCTATTGGCACAACTTTGTCTGTAAACATTTTTTTTGCATCCGAACCAGTCTTAGATAATATTCCAACCCTTGAATCTTTAGCAAGCGTTCCTATATTTACCCCTTCGTTTGAGCTCATATATGAAAATCCTGAACGTCTAATCTTTAAATAGTCTTGACCGAAGCTTCTTTTGTCAGCTTTACACGCCTCCCAGTGTAGCCATAATATTCTGTTAGCCTCTCTGAAGTCAGGATATCCTATGTCTATACTAGCCCATTGAAGATACATGTAGTGAGAACCTGTGACGTATGTTGGAATGCCTTTATTCATGAACCAATAGCCAAACTCTCTATTGTCAAACTCGTTTTCAATATAATCTACCCAACTGCTCTTAAACTCAGAAGGCATTTCATTCCATTGAAATATAGATTGAATCTTACTTAAAGGCTTTGGTATGTCAATTCTTTCCCAATACTGATTCTCCTTGCTTTTACTTCTAGAATAAATCTTTTTTGGACACTTAGGCAGTGCTATAATTAAACCCTGTATATTAATTATGTTTTCAATTTCTCCTGTTTTTGAAATTATAACCAAATCATATTTCTCGTCATACCCATACTTCCAACTTTTATTTTTGTTCTTGTTGGTGAGTACGGCTTTAGGTACGTAATCTTGTACGTCCTTATATAATACGTTATCTTGACCTTCGTTCTGCAAACCCTTGTTTTGTATCTACTTTGTTATTACTTTCTGCTAAATCTAAAGCCTCTTTTTCTAACTCTATTCTGCTTAGTATTTCAAACGCATCAAATATTGCTAGTTTTTTTGTAGCCGCTGCATTCTTTAACCTGTCTGCAGAAATATCATCTTCTGGGTCAGGCTTTATAATATCTTCTTTAGCGACCTTTATTAGCTGCTCTACAGCCTTTCTGGCAGCAGATATAATATCAAGTTTCATTTCTTTATTTGACTTCATAGAATCATTGTGATTTGGTGGTCAAACATACGATAAAGTTTTTCTCCATCTACCTCAAACTCATACTCGCTGTCAGGCTTAAAAGATATTAAGTCTCCTTTATTAACGCCTTGCTTAATTAAGTTTTCATTAGGAATCTTAACTATGCCAACTAAAGGTTCTTCGTTTGTGTTTTTAAATATAACAGATTTTTTTGTTTCAACAGGCTTAATGTAGCAGTATCTGTCGTGCGCATGCCAAACATCATTTTTCTTATACATAAAGAACTGCTCATTGTCTACTAAAAACAGGTTGTCTTTTAGAAAACTCTTTCCGCTTTTTCTTCTTCCTTGAATATCATTATAAAACTTAAAGACATTGTGGTGTACCAATAAGGTATCTCCTATTTCTATAGGTCCACAATAGTTTATAGGCAAAGACTTTACGTCTGCATACCTATTAGAGTACCTAACATCTTCCTCGGAGGAACTTACTAAAAAATCAATACCCCCAATATTTTTAGTATTGGAGTATCGTTTATCTTCTCTTGGTGTGACTATAAAGTCTGTTGGTGATTTCAAAAGTTTATGTTGTATTCAATGGACACAGGCATAGCAGAGCTAAATTCCTTCCAAAGAATAACAACATCATTGTCTTCTATGTATATTTTATAGGACTGTAGTTCAGAGTCATACTTTATTAAATGAATCTTATGTGTTCCACTAAGAACATCTTGCCCTACTAAATAATGCATAGCCCCAGACTTATAGTCTGGGCCAACTGATATTTTTCTTATATCCATTATATTTAATTTTATTTATTATTAT